TCACTCCAAATTTCTATAACACAGTCTTCATCTTTTCTTCTTGGATTACCAACTAATATTCTACCTTCTTGCTTGCCAGAAAAGGGATTTAAAACATTTACATAAACTTTTCCTAGTATTGTTTTAATATATCTTTTATAGGGCTGTCCCGTTTGCATTAGTGAAAAAACTTTAGAATCTAAAGTACCTTGTAACATTATTTTTCTCCTTGTAAAAACCAAACTAAATTTTTTAGCTCAGGCCGCCAATTACGTAAAGACCCATAGCGTTCCAGATCAACAGCGCGTATTGCTGATAGAGTTCTAAGAACCATTGTGGGGGTGTAGGACGGGGATCTTCATACTGCTTAGATTTAGCTTCACCATAAGTGATGAACTCACCAACATTCTCACCAATAACAAGAATTTTGTCTGTGGGGAGCATAGGTGCAAAATCCACCAAGTTATCGTAAATCTGATCCAAAACAATTAAAGGCGCACCGTAGTATCTACCAAGCATACCTCTACGCACAACCTCTTCCAATTGGGAATCAATTCCCCAAACTGTAGGAGTGCCACCACCATCATTCCAAAAAGCACCAAATTTGGTGATAGGAGTCATGGCTGCTCTAGTACCTACAACAGCTTTAACTCCACCTGTAGTCTCATTAATTCTATCAATAGCATCTTCCAACGCTGTAGAAGTAATAGCACCACCAACACTGGTAAAGTTATTTGGAGTATTAACTGCTGTCCAGACCGTAGTCAAAGCTGTAAAGACTTTATTATAAAAGTGATCTCTAAGCTTTGCAAACATCTCCTGCTTAATCTCATCAACTGTGCCAATTTCTCCGGCTTCAAGTTCCCACTCATTGTAGGTAACTTTGACATCAGAACCATCTAGCATGTAGTTAACTCTATCTGTCAAAGTCACTTCATGTGCAAGGTGGATAGAACCAGGAACTAAAGTGTGAACTTCGATTCCTTTTCTGAGCTTTTTAACTAGAGAATCTCCAGGCTTTAGGCTGCGAGTATTAAGTAGAAGGCTAATAAAATCAACCGTAATGTGATTAGGTTTCACATATTCGACAATCATTTCAGCAAAAGCATCTCTTTGACTTTTATCTTTCATAAGGGAAGCAATTGCTTCGTTTACTTTCAATTCATCTGCCATTTTATATTACCTCCAAATTAATGCAAAATCTTGAATGTAAGTCTGCCAGTTTCTGAGTCATAGCGAATCACTTCACCAACAACACCGCTGGTAGAATACTTTGGCTTGCCCGCATCACCAGCAGAATCGCTAGCAGTATCGGCAACAGTCAAAGGTGCACCCACATTTTCAATATCCGCACTATAAACATACGCACCAGAAGCTACGGTGTAAATTCCTTCACCATAAACTACTGCACCAGAGCCTGAGGGAATAGTTCTACCTTCTTGAACACCTGGATGGGTAATAAAAACTTCGGCACTAAATGGGGCATTTTCAGCCTGGTCGAAACCATATCTAAGTGCAAAATCAAATGCAGGCTGAGGTTGATAAATAGGCAGGCTACGATTATCCTGCTCAAATTTTGTAATATATCTAGCTCTGGCAGCTTCATCGGAAGTATCGGGTAATTTAACACCAGGTAAATCGGCCTGACTCCCAAAATTCCTACTAGCGGAATGTGGAGCTAAAAGCACCATTCTACCTTCAACAATATCTTCCGTTGCTACAACGCCTAGAACTGTATCTCCATAATGATTAAGTTCCATAATTTTTAAACCTCCAAAGGTTATTTCTTTTTATTCATTTCCCTCAAAGCTTCTGCTAACTCTTTAGGAGAAAGAGGGTCACTACCAGTAGAAGTAAGATTAGGAACTTTTGGTTTCTTTTCTAAACCGGCAGAGGCAGAACCTTTACCAGCAGAAAAAGCAACTAATTCCTGCACCATAAAATCAACGGCGGTATCTTCCATTTTCAAGAACATTTCTTTCTTTTCCTCAAAGAAAGCATCCTCTTTCTCTAAACCAGCCTCAATAAATTTACTTTTTATAGAGGCCAACTTTTCAGCTTCGGCTTTTTCGGCTTCAATATCTGTCTTAAATTTTCGGAGAGTTTCAAGTTCAGCTTTTGCATCTGAAGCCTCTTTATCTTTCTGACTCAAAGTTTCTTTCAAAGTTTTAAGTTCAGCTTCTAACTCTCCATTTTTAGTTTTCAATTCTTCTAACTCTTTTTCCATTTCAATCTCCTCACTATTTCTGGAAGACATGGCTACAAAAGCCGTCCTTCCAGTATAGGCTGGCATGGCTACCACTGCCAAACCATTAAGAGAGATGCCCTTAAGGGTTTCTACACCTGCATTATCAAATTCTGATTCAGAGTAGGATAGTTCCCAAGAAGTATTAGGAGGTTGTCCTTTTATAAACTTCTCTTTAAGCATTTCTATATCTTCTGGACGTTCTTTCTTCCATAGTGCAGCTAAGGCAATTATTCTATTAGATTCTTTTACCAAATTGGCAATAGTACCAATAGCATGTCCTAAAGCTTCTGGATGCCCATCAGATATTTTTCCTGGGGCTAATTTAACAGGAGAAAGCATGCCAGTTTTTATAATGTTATCAAATTCTTCTACTGGTACTCTCTGTTTATTAGCATTTGCTATATCATCTGTTACAACGATTTTAGCCCATTGAAAGTAGGGGTTTAGGCTAATCCCTGCATATGCTTCCCCCTCTAGTTTTTCATCTTCTCTTAGAAGTTCTATAGTGGTAGTTATATTAAAATTTTTATTTTCAGTCATTACTACCTCATTAAATGGAATTTGGTTTCCACAGACCGTATTCATTAATATTATAACAAATTTTGCTTATTTTAATAAAAAATATAAAAAAACTTGCCAAATTACTTATGTTTTACTTATATAAGTAACTATTCAGTTGGGGGGTTTTGTTCTTTAGGCTTTTCTGTGGGGATAGCTTCTTTATTAGTTGGACTTGGAGAGAAAGGTCTTGGTGCAAATTCGCCAACTTCTAATTCTTTCATCTTTTTATCTTCATCTGCACGTAAAGTAACTTCATCATCCCAATTATAGCCGAATAATTTAGCATAAGAAGTTCTTGAGATATTAGCTGTATCATAAAGATCTTTCATAGCAGCAGCAAAATCTTTAAATTCTCTCAAGTTAATACTAGCAAATCTGAAGGTGGGCTTGTCTCTAAAATCATTCAATTCTGCTATGCTATCTAGAATATTTTCGACAATTTCTAGAAGGTCTTCTTGCATATTCTCCATAGTTTTCACTGGAGACATTGTAGCTAATTCTGGTTGAGATGAATTAGAACGTTCAGTCTCTCCAGTAGTTAATATTCTAGGAAAACCTAGAGAAAAGAAAATATCTTGATTAACTGCCGTGTATTTAGTATCATCAAGTAATACATCTACAGGAGGAAGTACCCAACTTATCTCTAGAGTATGGTTAGCAAATAATTGGAAAATTCTTTCAACATCTCTACCTGCCATACCTCTATTCTTTATTTGTGCCTCTAAAGCATCAAATTCTCCTTGATCTGTAACCGGATATTCATCATTACCCAATTTAAATAATTGAATAGCGGTAATAACTCTAGAAGCTAAAGAGTAATCCATTCTTCTAAGATTTCTTTTATGTCTCATAGCTTCTACAGCACCAGCTAGGTAGGGAATTGGATAAGGAGAATCTGATAAAACTTTTCTCCTAATTACTAGAGGATTGTCTAACAATACTTCTTTATTACCCTGTATAACAAGACTGACAAATTCTGGATATTCTTGTAAAAGTTTTTGATATAAATCCAGGTCTTTATTACCATCAGGATATTGTCCTTTATTTTGGATAAAAAATACCAATTCTTCTGGTAAAATAACATAGTAAGATGGGTCATCTAAAACCATAGAGGAATTGATCTTCATAGTTGCTGGATCACGTAACCACATAGTATTAGGTAAAGCTAATGTGGTATATTTTTTAATCCCTAGTCTCTGTAATACAGTTTTAGGAGTAGCTGTATATTTAATCTCTGGTACAACCAAACCAGAAAGTAAGTATTCTAAAGCACAGGCTTCTATAAACTTTTTGATTTTCTTCCTCATCCCATCAAAAACTCTAAACTCATTTTCACTTAGTTTTCCCTTATCAAAAATTAATTCTGTAATTCCTAATTCTACGAGTTTATTTATTATCGTACCACCAATAGGATCTTTTTTATAATAAAATTTACATTGTTTTACCAACTTGTGATAAGTTTTTGGATTTTCATCTAACTTATCATATTCCTCTGGAGACCATACCCCAAGATTTCTCATATATCCCTGAGGATAATACATATCCCAAATTGTAAATTGGGCATTAGCTAACTTTGGTTCTTTATTTTCTATTTCTTTATCATTATCCATAATAACCACCATAATTCCAGAAAGGAGTTGCTAATCTAGTAACTTTTCTGGAGAAGTCTAAATTTTCTATATTCAAATAATGCGCTAAACCCGCACAAAGTAATGCCGCAGACATATGATCTGCACCCGCTTGTCCACCTTTTTCCGTTAAAGTCCTATAAACTATATCACCAGATATAGTTTTAGAATAAGTCATTCTTTCTAGTTCTGTTATTAATTCTAAATCTGTGGAAGAATATATTATTTTATGATTATTACTGTAATCTTGTAAAACTCCCACAGAGAAAGGCTTTGTTTTGGTCTTTATTTCTTTACCTTCAGAATCTATACCAATTATAATCTGAGAAGAAAAGTTTACGGGATGGACACGATCTTTATAATTTTTCTTAGAAAATTCTGGAGATTCTGTCAATCTAGGTATTACTGCTTTTCCAGCAGCACCTTCGTCAATCCCAATAACAACAGGTTCGAATCTGGTATCTAATATATCTATAATTTTTTCTTGAACAAAATAATTAACTTTTTCTAGCGTAATTCTGCCATGAAATTTTAGAGTGCCATTTCTCTCTAAAGTTAATATAAGAATTACCGTAGGTTCTGTATATCCAAGATCTATGCCGAATATGCAGGGAGAATTTTTATCCAATAGACCAGGAAAAATATTTAGTTTAGTGATATATTCTCCAATATTATCAAATAATTTTGTACCATCTAAAGTTAGTCTATGAACGGGATAATTTTGAATAGCCATAGATGCTCTATCAAATAATGCAAATATAGGCTTACCATGTTGTCCCAAAACCAAATGTAAGTAATCATCTGAATCTTCACCACCATATTGTTCTATAGCTTTAAGTCTATCTTCTTCTGAAAATCTTGGATTCTGTAATGCAGAGATATTATGCTTAGTATAACTAGAGTTTTCTTGGTCACAATGCCAACATACATTATTCTCTCTCAAACCTGTTGGTACACCAGATATCATTTGTCTAAAGCCTGAAGTAAATGTGTTCAAAATAGGCTGCATTTCCACCCATGTACCCCAAGGATAGTATCCAGACTCGTCTAGCATATTAAATGGAGTATGTAAACCAATGACATTTGCACCTGTACCGCTTTGTCCTGCAATTCTACAGATCAAATGTGTATGATTAATCAATTTAACGCTATGCTCTGAGGCATTAACTCCCCCTCTAGGATCTATAAAAAGTTTTAGAAAAGAATTACTTCTAAAATATCTAATTAACTTAGACCAGATAGGCTCTAGATGTGCTTGTCCTGGTACTGTGTAAACAATGTATTCTAAAGGAAATACATTATTAACTAATAACCAAATTATAATCCCTACAATTGCCTGACTTTTTCCAACTGATCTAGCACAGGAAAGGGAAACATATTGATTAAAGTCACAGATAAAATCTTTTTGATACCAGTCGTAAGTAAATCTTACTTGATGTTCTAACAAATCTACAGAGTATGTAAATTCTGTACATAGAACTGGGTTTTTTAGAATTTCATATAAGAAAAGTTCATCCTGTGAAACCTTCTCTAGCATAGACATAATTTCCATCCTTTGTACTGCTTATATTTACCATTAGCAACTTTATTCATACAAGAATTTACTAAATTATGTTCTTTACAAAAATTTGACAAATTAAATATATTTGTTATTTTTTCTACTATTGACACTAATTATTTATTATACGGAGTTTTAAAAATCTCTCTGGTAGGTAAGCCGCCCCATTTCTTGAGATAATTTCTTCTCGCTCTCCTAAATTTAATATCATGCTCATCTTTCTCTCTTTTACTATATAGCTTAATAGTTGAACTATTATCGTGGTCTACTGTAGCCTCTGATACTGGTAATATAGTTATTCCAACTAAATTCATCCTATAATTATAATCATTATCTTCAAAATAACCATAATTAGGGGAGATTTGTTCATCAAAATAGCCAACTTTTTCTATAATATCATCATTCCATAGAAAACAAGAAAAGGCGTTCATATCAGGAATACCTGTAGGAAAAGGCACTCTATCAGGCGTTGAACTTTTAATTAATTCTTTAACTGCATTGGGATGGAAAACTATATCATCATTACATACAATTCTATACTCATTAACATATTTTCCAAACCAATTCCAACTAGCGGCTATTCCCAAATTATAACCAAAATTCATAATAATTAATAGATTGGGGTATTTATTGTTGAAGTAATCTAAATCTAATTTAGTCCCATTATCTACAATAAAAATTTTTGTTATCTGAATTGTACTTTTTAATAGAGAGTCTATTAATCTTTCTAATAGATCGTATCTATTTAGAGTTGGTACGCAAATATTAATATTTTTTCCCATTATCGCCAAACTCCTCTACCACCTACAAAATATTGTATGTCATTGGTGACTAAATATTTTGCACCAGCTTTTCTACAAGAATCTAGAAAAGCGAAGTCCTCTATTCCTCCAGGAGGAAATAAAACTCCTGTATCTCTAATAAAATTTGTTTTTACTGCAAAAGATATACCTACGTGACAATATGAAAAATCTCTAGTACCAGGTGGAGGTTGTATATTCTTATTCACTATATCATTATAAGTAAATATTATAATATCCAACTCAGGTTGTTTTGTAGCATACATTCTAAGTTTAGATATATAACTACTTTTTAGAAAATCATCATCATCTAAAAAAGCTGTCCATGTAGTATCTACTAAATCAAAGGCTTGATTTCTTACTAATCCTGCATGACCAAGTTTTTCTATTTGTTTTACTATAAAATGATTGTCATTTAAGTAATCTATACAATCTATTTTTATAGGTTCTATGCCATCGAATAATATAATGGCTCTCCAATTCCAATCATCTAAATCTATTAGAGATTGAATGGTTTTATTTAAGCTCTTTCTACCCAATGTGGGGATTATGAAAGTAACAAAATCAGGTTTGATCTTCCACATCTTTTTTTATTAGGTTAGAATTAAATCTGCTAACCATCCAATCATAATTGACAAATCTTTGTTCTATATCTGAAAAAGAGGGCTGTTGAATGGCTATTATAGGCACACAAACATAACAATTATAATTAGGAATAATTTCCTCACAATAAGTTACATCATTGTGTATAGTATTTTCATCTAGATTTATTTTCAATAATAAATCTAGAAAATCTGAACTTTCTGGTTTAGATAGATTTACAGAATATGCGTGCGTAGAATAAGCAAAAGTTAGCTTGGCTAAGTTATCACTTATTTGATAAGCCGGTTTTTCTATATTAGCGCCTAAATATAGCATATCCCAATCTTCAGGTAGTTGGTTAATACTTCTTTCTAGAATAGTGAGAGTGTCGTCAATAAATTGTACATCGTCCTCAAAAATTAAAACATTTTTTGCATTAACCTCTTTAGCTAGATTTAAACAAAAAGCATGGGATAGATGGTTTCCAATACAAGCATTTTTTCTAATGTCTTGATATTTATTTATTACAAAACCTGGAATTCTTTTAATTCTTGGGACAATATCTAATCTATCAAATTCCTTCAATGCGGAATTCCATCTATCGGGCCTGCTATCTAAATTAATAGCATAAATTTTGTCAAAGAAATCGAATGAATTCACTATTCTCTTCTTCCTTTTGTTTTAGCAAATCCTCTGGATAAGTTTTATACATAGTATGGGGGATAAAATCATAATCCCAATGAAAATTTAAATTATACTTTTCCACTAAAATAGACATCACACTTTGTTCCCAACGATGGGCTGTAAAACCCTCAAAATTTTCTTTTCCTTGAGTATTAGGGAGTTCCGTAACTATTCTCTCATCTTGACAATAATGTAAATATTCTTCTAAAAATTCTTTCTTTGAAGAATTAAATCCGAGTATAGTTGTCCAAATTTGATGTGCCTCCCAATACTTTTCCTCATCGCTATCCATAAGAATAAAAGTATCTCTTTTAGTCCAGTGTTTGTTTATAAAGTTTTTATGCCCAATTAGGAAATAATCAGAATCTAAATACTTTGCCAATCCTGAAAAATTCTTAAATCTCAGGTTGGAATCTATATATAAAATTAATTTATTTGGAAAAGAATTTAATGCCTCTAGAATAATATAAGGCTTCCATAGAAAATAGCCAGAATACTTTCTATATTTAAACAGGTCTAGGTTATCATTATAAAATTTAGTATTTTTAATGCTGTCTAAAGTATAAAGTATGTTTGTATAGAAATTATCTTTATATAAGTTATTAAACTCAATTTGTAATCTTCTATGAATATCTGTACCAGAAAAAGTTACGCAAACTACATTATTCAGCATTTTTTAGTCTTCTTTTAATCTCAGTTGTACTTATACCTTCAGTATAAGGTAGATAGCACAAAGTTATTTTTTGTTCTCTTAACCATTCAGGAGAAAAACCCATTTGTGAACAGTAATCTTTTTCAAGCCAATCGTTTCCTATTAGAAGAATTTTAGGTTTATAGATGAGAATAGTTTTTTTAGAATCCTCGTTACCAACATTAGGTACAACTGAATCTACATATTCTATTAACTCTAAAAAGTATTTTCTTTCTTCATAAGAAAATAAGGGCTTTCTTCCCTTAAATTTCTCAATAAATTCATCTGTATTTAAAGCTACAATTAAAAAACTGTCTGGAAAAAGTTCTTTACATTGTCTTAAAAAATTGTAATGTCCTATATGTGGTAAATCAAAACTCCCACCTGTATAGATAGTTAGCATTTTCCTCCACTCCTCCGCCTCTCAAAAAACAATTAGGATTTATATATATATTATTTATTTCATCTGAATAAATTTTTATATAGTGATTTTCGGAGAAATATTTATTTATTTCTGGATATAAAACTGGTCTATTTTCTCCAATAAAAAACTCATGTGCCTCAATAATAATCATCTTAGGATTCCACCTTAGAATAGAAAAACCATTTAAAACTTCTAATTCATATCCCTCAACATCAATTGATAGAACATCAACCAGTATATTTTTAGGAACAATAGTTTCAAAAATCCAATCTAGAGTCACAATATCACATTCCTCTTGACCTGTATAGGAAACTTCTTTTTCTAACATTTTTTTAAATTCTCTATTTAGTGTACTTACCGCATGTTCTCCGGTATAAATAATTCCTTTTCCTAGTACATTTCCTACTGCAAAATTCAACGCTGTTATATTTAGAGAATCTTTATTAATTCTATCTTGACAAAAATTATAAAATCTTTTTACCGGCTCAATCCAAAGTCCCTGCCATCCAGCATTAGCCAATGCTAGAGTATTACTATAATTAAGACCATCTAATGCACCCACATCTACAAAATAACCTTGGCTTCTAAATAGACCTCTATATATATTATCTAACCCAACTACTTGACAATTAGGGGGGGAGTTATATGTAATCATAGATTTTCCTTATCAAAAACCATTAAAGTATCTCTAAACCAATAACAGGGGTGGGGATATTTAGCTACTTGTTCTTTTAAAACTTGTGTAGATTTTTCTAAGAAACTGTATCCTAGTTTGGTGATCCTATCTAAAACATAACTGTTAGATTTAGGATTTACATGCCCATCTCCTCCATATTCAGGAATCGACCAACTTAAAACAATTCCCTCAGTATTTAGGATATGTAAATTATTGATAAAAATATCTTCATATTGAGGAGGGATGTGTTCTCCAACTTCTAAAGATAAAACCCAATCATGTTTTCTAAGAATATAAGCATCTTCTCTAGTAAAATCAAACACTCCGCAATTTATCCCTGCTAAAAATGGTGTATTAGGATTTCCATCATAGCCATGACAAATAACCCTATCTGTGTTATCATTTATATAATTAGTATAAAAACCTGTGCCACAGCCTACATCTATCACAAAAATTTGTCTATCTAATATTAAAGATTGTAACTCAAAGAATTTTAATAATCCTCTAGCTAATCCTTTATCCACACCATGTCCTTCAGTAGTATTATTTTCCCAATAACCTCTAGAATTGACTAATACTGCCATTAGATTCTTATCCATTCTTTAGGTATTCTATCATCAGTTTTCTCATTAAGAACATAAACTTTAGGTGCTATAATTATTTTATTTGGGTTAGGATTCAAATAAGCGGCCCACCAAGAAAGGGAGCTATTTGCTATAATATTATGTTTACAATTTTTCATATAACTAAATTCTTTTATTAGATCATCTTCTATAAATAAAAAATTTTTATCTCTAAAGTTTTTTCTACACCAAGGCATATCATCAGAAAAAACTAGAAAAGTAGAATCATTTGGGAAATGTTCCATAGCTTTTTTATAATATTCAAATTCTAAAATAGGATGTATATGTTGTAAATTTATATAATCTCCTCTTCTAACATGAATAGATATTACATTATCATTAGGAATGATAGTATATTCTCTGTTTAATTCAAAATACTTTAAAAATATTTCTTTATAATCTCCAAAGTATTTATAACTTTGAAAATATCCTTTCAAATCATAGTTTTTATTTTTCTGTAGATTAAATTCAGTATAGCCGGAGGAAGTTTCCTCAATTATTTGAAATTTTTCGTCTATATATTCTATGTTTCCAAAAAAATTTAAATGTGGTAAAGGATATGAGAAATACTCAGAATATTTCCACATAGGAAATATATAATCATGTCCATTCTTTAATGCTATACCTATAGTAGATGCTATTTGAAAGAGTTGGTTTCCAAATCTACCATAGTTTCCAAGTTGAGAGAAAGTAATCATTTAAAATACTCCGGAACTTCTTCAATATTTGTACCACGTTTATCATAAAGTTCTTTTATGTTTACAGTTATTTTTTCTCCACATTTATTACCATCTGAAAGAGTTCTATCACAATATAATACTAATCTATTTTTAGGTTCTTCATTACTTCTTACCCAAAAAGTACCTAATAACATTTTGCATTTAGGGCAGAAAACATACGCCATCTTCTCTCTATAAAATTCTTTTGCCTTTTGTTTAAGATCCTCAAAATAATTTATAAAGTTTTCCTCTTTATCTCCCTTCCTGACTTTTCTTGTAATTTTAAGATCATTCTGCATATTAGAAATATCCCTTCTAAGAGAGGTCATTACTGCATTAACTTTCTCCATAGAAAGGATTTTATCAAAATCTATACCACCAATTCTTTCTCTATAAGAATAAGATTCCAGATCATCAAGAGTAATTAAAGCTTGGGCTAAGGCTCTGAGCACTAATTTGTCATTAATCTTTAAATCGTCTATATCATAATCCTCAGCAAATTGAGCTAGTTTTCTTTCGATTCTTTCTTCAAATTCTTTATTAACTTCTACTCCAGTAACCTTTTTAGCCCAAAGTTCTTCAAAATCCTCATCTGACAATTCTGCATATTGTTTAAGATTCCTTATTTGATTTTTATTTCTAAGCTTTTCTACCATTAAACAACCTCTAACTGGTTTTTCAGATACGTCATAATTATAGGAGTTCCTTTATATTTGATATCTCCATTATAAAGTTGAATTAGAATTATATCTTTATCTACATTAGAACGAATATTCCAACCTAATGCGGATAGTAAATAGTCCACTAGAACAGTTTCAAAATTATCGGCTATTAAAATATATGACATATACTTAGTATTATGTTCTAGAAAAGAACTTATTTTATCATCTAACCTATAGATAAAACAACCTGGATGCCATAAATGACACATTTCACTATGAGTGCCCATATCTATATTTAAATTTCGCATTTACTCCATCCACATTCTATACAAGTTATACATCTACCTTGTCTTTCTAATTCATCACTACCGCAAATTGGGCAGATTTCTTCGTCTTCTTTTTGATTTTCGTTCATTTTTTTCCTCTTTTACATTATAATTATACAATTTTTCCTTGTTTTCTTCTAAAAATAAAGCCATATTCTCTATTTCTCTATAACAACCTAAATGAAAAAATAGATTATAATAAGGTCTGTCTATAGCCAACATAAAATATGCGTCTAAAATTTCTTCTTCACATTTAAAACATTTCCTCTTCATTAGAAACCCCAACTATCTTATCTTTATATTTTAGAAGTGTGTCCATCAACGTCCCTGAAAGTAAAGAATGATCTCCCGTCATTATAAAATTCCATAGTTTATAAATATCTCCTCTAAAAAAGGGGATATAAATTACATCATGGTTTCTTTCACAAGTTGTAGCACCAATAGCTTGTGTATACTCTTTATCACAAATCGTACAATACCATTTATTGCCTCTAAGAATTGCCATACTTCTTTTTCTCCCATTGTCTCCATCTGGCCATTGACCAACCAGATATACCAGAGTTGGTCAAACAATCACATTCTGTTATAAATGCTCCACAATCTCTACAATGAATTTCTCCTATAGAATTACAATAAGGTGTGCTACACATTATAAACCAACCTCTAAAATCATCATAAAGATTTTCATGTTTACATTCTAATACTTTATCCCAAAAACTTAGTTTAGACATTTTGATTCCCTGCTTACCGTTCAGAGTAGTCTTTACCTTCAAAAAAATACGGATCATAGCCCTGATAAGAATTGTCTATGATGTCATCATCTGATTCTGGCTTTCCATCTTCTCTGATATTTCTTGAACCCTCACAATCTGGATATTGAGAACATCCCCAAAAAGGTTTCCAAGATTGTTTAGGTTTTGGTACGCGTAAAATCATTCTTCCACCACAATTAGGGCAAAATGGTTCTGGCTTAGTTTGAATAGTCATAATTTCTCCATTATTCCTCTTTTATTATCAAGTGCTTCTTCCACTCTCCACACTTTTTCGGCCCTGTCGATAAACAGCACGCCATCCAGGTGGTCGATTTCATGCTGGAAGATGCGCGCCAGCCATCCCTGCGCCTTGATTCGAATCGTTTGGCCTCGCCGGTTCTGGCCTTCGACGGTGACCGC